GATTATCGCTGATTGATGAAGCGCAGAAGAGAATTGTCGAGGCGTTGGAAAATTATCTTTATGGAGATTGGAATCCGACGCCAGTGCCAGAGCCCGTTGTTGTGGCCGCAAAATAATCATCTATGGCCGTCCTCCCACCCCTCGGCACGCTCTACTATCCATCGTGGAGTAATATCGCGTGGAGCCAGCCACTTGGCGCGGGAACGACCGTGTATCCGCAGCAAAATAACGGGCCATTTCTCGCGTATCCGGTGCCTGGGCAGTTCTTCGAAGAAGCGGGGGAGGCACTCTGGCGTAGTGGATGCGGCCACGGATGGGATTGTATACAAGTATTCCGGGATTACGATTCGGATACCGATATGTCTGTAGCGATTCTGGCGTGCCCGATTTGTACATTTATAATCAATTACGTGGAACCGTACGAGCGCGTCGACGACGTAATTCAGTACCCGATACTGATCGGTTAGGCGTTATCGTCGTCCGTGCCATTCATCAATATCTCGCACATCCTCAGTATCACGATCACAGTCACACCTAATCCATCCGCATACCTCGCCAGCGATCCGAGCGTCGGCGTGGCATTGCCGTTTTCGACTTTAGAAATATAAGTCCGCGGCACGCACAGTAGCTTTGATAAATCCCGTTGCGACATCCCCGACCGCAATCTAAGCCAATAGATCACGTACGGCAAGGTGTGTCCAATATTGTCGAACACTGGGCACACAACAGGAGGATACAGGGGGTTGGATTTGATCGGCTTGGGATTAGGGTCAGGATCGGGCTCGTCGGCATCGGGGACTAATTGTTGTTTACACCGCCGGCAGACACCACTGGTTGTTATGAACTGGTTTAAGCCGCAACCGGGATGGGGACACTTGATGGAGGGGCGGTCGGTCGAGGATGGTGATGATGAGGATGATTGTGGAGCTGGCGACTGTAATGGGGGCGCGGTTGCGGCCACTGATGTACCCATGCGGATAATGATATATCAGGTATACAGTGGCCGACAACAATCAATCGTCCGCGCGATTATCAATCGTCGATAATCAGTTGTTGAGTGCTTGTAACGCCGCTTCCAACGCAGCCAGATTCACCGCCGACGTCGCCCCCTGCCGATCAAGCCAACTGTGCATAAGCAACGCATGACTTTCATCCACATAGGTGTTCCAGAAATCCCATGTCATCGGCTGCAACTGTCCCCATGTGATACAGGTGACGGTGTTGGCATCGTAAGCCGATACGATGACCGAATGTCCACCCCAACTCCCCGGTCGGGAGTCGTTATTACTGTTCGGATCGCCTACCACATCCCACACTTTTCCTACTTGCGACTGCGCGCTGATCGGCAACTGCAATCCAATATCGACGACGGCGAACTCAGCGATCGCCTGCTTGACGTGAGCGATGTCATCTGGATTTGGGTCGGCGTACGCGTACAAAATCTTCTTACGATGAATGTCGGGCGTCTCGTGTTTCTTGCCCATGCCGTGCTTGCGTACCCAGTCGAGAACGTCGGTGATGACCCCACCGTTATCGGTCGACGGGTCGTTGAACACATACCCACACGACTTCTCATACAAATTGAGGATGATATTGTCGGGGAATGTCAGCTCGCCCTCGGGAGTGTTGAGGGATGCGACTTGTTCAGCGTGACCGACGGCGGCGCACGTACAATCGCCCAAACTGTCGTTGAGCATCGACCCCCACTCGGTTAGCGATCCGAACCAGTTCACCGACACCGGGGGGGTCGCCATAGGCAGAAAACTGCTCAGCATGAACCGTCGGGCATCCTGCTTGGCAGGGCCTTTGCCGAGGTGGAGGTTGCGTCCGTCATGATGTTTGTACGGGGTGGGTAGTGCCATATCGAATAATCTCCTTATCGAGTCGAGGTTGGTCCGTGTGTAAACGTTCCGTCATTGTTGAATAATTCGACCGTGGCCTCGATCAGCGTATCAACATACGCCATAATCGGGGAGTTGGCGCCCGGCACGGTCCCGGACGACATTTGACTAAATGAGTTGACGAGATCGCCGATCATTGAAGTGGCTGCTTGCTTCTTGGCGGGGCCGGAGCCGTGTCCGAACATACGCTCAACCCCTATTAAGATATTTGGGACCGCGGGAAGTAGACCGAGGATAGCGAGTAGCATTGAGACTCCGGTAGCAGGAAATGTGTAAGGGGCCACAGACGGGCGGTCTGATAGCCCCTTGGGTGAAATTAAATGGCAATAATATCCTTGACTAATCATGATTACTCTACTACAACTAATACATTATGCGAGAGCCGCAGACATTTCAAGAGGCAATTCTTTACTTCGCAGATCGTAAACGCTGCATTGAATATCTAGCCCTTCGACGCTGGCCGGACGGGAAAGTTGTCTGCCCTGTCTGTCGCCGCGATGATGCCAAGTTCCTAGAGAAGCAGGAACGCTGGCAGTGCAAGAGCGTCCATCCTCATCGCCAGTTCTCCGTCAAGGTTGGAACGGTCATGGAAGATTCGGCAGTACCGCTAGAGAAGTGGTTGCCAGCAGTCTGGTCCATCGTGAACGACAAGAACGGTATCTCTAGCTGGGAACTGCATCGCGCCTTGGGGATCACTCAGAAAACGGCTTGGTTCATGCTGCATCGCATTCGCCTGGGAATGTCGCTCACTCACAAGAAATTCGGAGCACGCGGAAAACTAGGTGGCGGCGAAAACAGCGATGGAGCCGTAGAGGTTGATGAAACTTTCATCGGTGGAAAGCTCAAGAACATGCACAGAGATCGCCGCGCACGTTTCGCCGCGAATAGCGGTCACGCTGGGGGATCGACTGGGAAAACTGCTGAGGGAGCCACGAGAACGTCAGAGCCTTTCTAATCCTCGTTACAAGAAACGCGGTCGGAAGCCGAAGGGTGTTTCGGTTTAGGGCCGCGTTTCACTTTTCCTGCATTGGCCAGCTTTTCCTCGGCGAGTGCTATCTTGATCTCGGAGTGCGGGACAGACATAAGCCCGTCCACGGCCTTCGTGAATCGCTGAAATGGCGTCTCCTGTTTCGTCTTCACAGGAGTATCATACCGCACGGCACCAAACGGAGGAGTAACCCGAGCATGTCCTATCAAAAAGCAAAGAGCGCATTCGCGGAAAATAGAAAGCGTTTTGATTCTCTAGTAGATGCTAAGTGGAAACCGTACCTCTGGAATCTGAACGAGGGATTGAGTGCTCTCGTTGAGGCTCTGGAGGACGATATGGAAGAAATGCGCGCGAAGATTGATCGCCTTGAGAAAGATTCAAAGCGTCAAGAATAGGCAACGCGAACTCTGCTGTCAGATGAGCACGACCGAATGCGTCCCAGAACCCGTCCACGTCTATCCACAAAAGCTGTTTTGGCATCGCACACTTCTCCTGTTAAGATCAGATTGTGTGCTGCATCGGCCCCGCTCGTAACGGGGCTTTTCTTATTCAATGTTGACGAAACTTAACACGTTCCTGCTCTGCCTCGTGATCGCTTTACAAATTTATTCTCTGCGCCGTCACACTCAAAATCATCTCCAGGTGGGTAGATTTCAATGGCTCGAATCTCCCGGCAAGCAATTGGGATTCGATACCGTCACCGGACAACGCTGCTGGATTTGGTCTGACGTTTCGAAGCCGGATACGTTGCCGCCGTCTGACGTTCCTCTCTGCTCCGATCTCGCCCGAAAGTAAACGAGCGGCGCTTGCCACTCTCGACGTGCTGCGCGTAGGCTAGGGGCGGGTGGAGCGGGTTACATATCCCCTTAACCTTTCTCAATCCTTTCCTGTTAGCAGCGACGTAAACATATTGCGTGCCTCATCTCTGTCCATAAACCCGTCTCCCGCAACTCCACTCCACTCCAATATCGGTCTGCACAATCCCGCCCGCTCGGAATTCCGGTCTCTGTGCTGCTGTAACAGCGAATAACACAGGTAGTCGGCCTGATCGAATAGCACCGTGCCGGATCCTTGCATGAATCCGTACTTGGCAAGTTTTGTGCTGCCGTCGCTGATCAACAACTGGGGCATGGAGTTCGCAAACTGCGGCATTATGTGCATCGCGAACAAAGCGTCCCTGGCGTGTGCTCTGGTCTGGTCGCGGTCCTCGAATACCACTTCCAGATACTCCCCATCAGGGATGCTGAGAACGGCTTGGCAGGTCACTTCGATCAGGGACAGGATGTAACCGTTCGAGTAGTGTTCGAGACGGGTCCCGGCGACCAGATCGGCAATGTCAGAGGTGCGTACACCACTGACGAACGGACGCAATCCTGATTGAGCAGGTATGGGACCGAGTCGGGACAAAAGAGTCCGTGTGTAAGGCTTTGCCCAGCGAAGATCAGACATATGGAGTTGCTGACGATCCCCGAGGGATTGCTTCCAGTCAATGACGTACTTTTTCCAAGCCGACTCGTCACCGAGATGACCAGCAACCCAGACGCTGCCGCTACGTTCGTCGAAGGATTCGTCAAAGTAACCTTTGATCACGAGCGCCCATCCGATATTTTCGGGCTTGAAGAATAGACCATCAAGACCAGTGTCTTTGTGTTCGCTTTTAGGCTTATCTAGAGTTTCCACCGGAATTCCTCCTTCCGGCATAAATATCCTGACCGAACCGTCTTGATTCGTCAAGTATATTTATACCAATTAAATCGTATACTTAGATCCGTACTCTTTGGTCAGATTGTTGAACTCTGTCTTGAACTCCTTTGCGGGTTTAACCGCTCTCACCAGTTCATGCGCCTTGACCGGATCTTTCACTTCATTCTTGAGCACCGGGATCAGGTTAATCAGCGACACCATAAACGCCTGGATGACCGCGAATATCGCCGTGATCTTGGCTTGGCTTGCGGGATCGGTGACGTGAATAGCCGCCAGCGTCGTAGACAGGCCGGACACGATGGAATTGAGCGCCGCGTCGATCTCGGTAAGCAGTGTGGCTTGGGTCGCGGCAGCAGCCGTGTTGTAGGCGTCGATTGCCGGCTTGACGACGTTGGTCAGAGTGTTTTGAGCGCTCGTTCCCCATGCTTGGATAGCGGCTAACGCTTCGGGGGAGACGCCGATACCGAATGCCGCGAGGATTGCAAGAGCCGCGTTGATCGCCGGGATAAGCGCCGAGATGATACCGTTGGCCGATGACACCCAGGTGTCGGTGCAGCCAGTAAGCAACAGGGTGAGGTTGAACAGAGCGAATAGCAGTAGGCAACGTACGGCGATGGTTCGATTGAGTCTCATTCTACTGGCCCTCCTTGGGCCAAGGATTTTTGGTCGGATAGCCACTTTTGCACCATTCTAATCGCGCACTGGTCGCCGCACAACGGTTTATCTTCGTTGTCGAGTAAATGTGGCCACGGCAATATCGTAAACCCAGATGATCTCTCTTGCCAGACAAACCAGTGATTATTGGCCCCGCGAACGTGGTCGCAATTAGGCCCGGAGCATCGGATCACGTTCGTGTTGTAAGGATTCGCCATATTTGCACTTAATTTGAGGAAGCCGCCGAGGGCCAATCCGGACCCATCCTCATCGCGGGTTTTCCGGTTAGTTCCGGCTTATAAGGCCGAGCCTCGGCAGCCTCCTATCGGACGCGCGATTATTCTTTCGTTGCGCGAATGTCTACGTAACTGCTGGACTTTGACTGAATCGTGGCGGCGGCAATCGTGTCAGCATCCACGCCCAGATCCAACAGCTTGTTGGCGTCGATCTTCTTCGAGCCTTCCTTCTCGATAATCTGGACCCGGTACCCCTCGCAGGATACTTTCTGGACATCCGCCAACAGCAACCCGGCCTCAATGTTCTCCTTCAACACCTTTTTCATCTTCTCGCGGAACTCGATCTCCGCGCCCAACTCCTTGTACTTGACGACCATCTCGTCGAAGGATAATTTGACTTTCTTGCCCTTGAACTCGATATCTTCCTTCCACTTCTTGAGTTCGGGCACACTATCCCACTCGGGAATGGGGCGGTTGGCTTCGATTTCAGATGCCAGTTTGGCTTGCGCTGTGCGTGAAAGCTGTGTCATCGTCTGTTCTCCTTGATAGTTGTGATTCTCAAATTCTCGATGCGGTTATCGGACGGATCGCTGTTGATGTGGTCGACGGCTTTGTTCCTCGACCGATGGGCGTCCGTTCGTATTTCGCAAAAGTCGGCGATCTCCCGCAGGCAATCCTTGTCGAACACCGTTAATTGGCCGGGACAGAACGTGTACTTCCGCCACGCCCCGTACCACGATACGTGACCGAGGTTCTTGGTGCCGTCGATTGTGAGCACGGCCCACACTTTGGTCTTACGACCGTCGCGGAGATCAATCTCGACGAACTGGATATAGCTGGTCACGGTTAGATGCGCTCCTCATCGCGGGAAAGAATATCCCCGGCGGGGAAGAGTCGTATTCTCCCATCCGCATACGCCTCCATACACAACATCATCCCCGCTTCAATCCCCGTTGACTCGGCAATCTCTCTCGGTATATTAACCTCGATACTCTGCCACTGGCTGGGACTCTTGCCAGCTCTGGTCAGCGATCTCTGCCTCGCACTGGTCGCGTACCGAACCTTCGCCAATCTCACTATCACTGGCCGATCCGGCGGCCCACCATCCACAACGTCCGGCGGGATAATGGATTTAGCTGGACGCCGAGTATATGATCGTCGCGGGTTACGGGGGTTGTTGCCAGTGCCAGTTGGAATCTTGTTCACAGGAGTCATGCTATTACCGAGTGTATACAAAGTCAAGAGGAAAATTAGATTTGTTTACGATTGTAAACAATCACTAGAAAGGAGTGTCTGGCGGGGATTCCCGCTTACTTTTCCTCTTGGCCACATTGTGACGATTGGCCTTCGCCGCGTTGTCCCCACGCTTCATACGCACCAGATTCCCCGGACTATTATTCAGCGAGTCCTGATCGTGATGATCGACCGTTTCCCACGTCAAATCCAGATACGAGTAAAACTCGTTCTGCGGAATGGACAAATCATTGATCAGGTCGTGTTCCCGCATATACGCTTCCCGGCGGCCTAGTATCTTGGCCTCGAACACAATGTCGTGCAAATATCGGTCCCGTTGGGGGCCTGCCTTGATACGCAGATGTTTGAGTTTCTTGCCCTTGACGTGGATATTGGGTGAGATACCGTTTTTGAATGGTGGACACATGTCAGTGCTTTGCCTCGCTCCACGAATAACCAAATCCCCCCTCGGATTCCAGTGGTACAATCAGATCCGTGGTCTTTGTTAGTGCATCGCCTACACCCTGCTCAACCCAGTCTCGGACACCGGGTTCGTCGATAATTTCCAAAAGAATTTCATCGTGCACGGGCAGCTCGGGCTCCACTACGCCCGGCACGCATAAATTATCCCAGATCGCCATCATCGCCCGCTTCAATATGGTGTTCGCACTCGTCTGGATCAAGTGTGCGTACGAACATCTCTCGGCCTCGGCTCTGATCTTGGCGATCGGCGACCATATTTGAGGTAAATACCTTACCCGTCCACTCAATGGATCACGCGCCAAACCAGTCTGTCTCGTCTCTTCGACACAATCCATCTGAAACCGTCGAGCGCCTGCATAAATCTTCGACCAGATGTCCAGCATGTTCTGGCAATCATCTTCCGTCCAGCGACTACCATCTTTTTGGTACGCTCGGAACTTAATCATCTGTATACGGAGTCCGTAAGCTGAGCCACCGTTAATTATGAAGAAATTTACGACCTTACCCGCTTGGCGTTGAAACTTCTCGACACTGTGCAATTCGACGCCAAACATATCCGACGCTGTCCGCGTATGTACGTCCCACTTTTCTTTTTCGTCGCCAGTCGCTTCGTGCCCCTTGATGAATATCTCGCATAACTTTTTGTCTCGGGACAAATGTGCAAACGTCCTCATCTCGACGGTCGATTCGTCGGCATCGTACAGCACATAACCGTCGGACGCGATAAAACCGTATCGACACTCGGCGCCCAGATCCGACCTTACCGGGATCGACAGCAAGTTCATCGGCTCGGCCGTCGATATGCGGCCCGTGATTTGCCGAGTTAACTTGAAAGTGGCCCGCGCTCGGCCATCGCCAGTCCCCGCCATCAATCCCAGCGGCTCCGCATACGTCCCCTTGAGCTTGCTGGCCTCCCGATAGTCCATGATGTGCTCGACTACCGGGGCCAAGGGCATCAGTTCTTCGAGACATTTGTCGTCGGTCGCGCCCCGAACATTCCCCGACTCTCCACCGTCCGTCATTCGTGGCGGCACGAGTCCCAGTCCACCATCCGATATACTGCCGTACAATAATTCCGCGACCTGATCACCCGATCCTGGGTTAATGTCACGCCCGGTAGCCTCATATACCGCCCACGCGGCTTTATCCATGAGCATGTCGCACTTTGCGCTCAGCTTGTCCCAGAACTCCGGTGGAGCCAGCCGTATACCGATCTCGCCCATGCGATCCACCATCGGGATAATCCCATGGTCAATCCGAGATGCTTCGTCCAGGTCCATGGCATGGACACGGTCCAATAGTGGTTGTGTAATTCGGAGCTGGGCGTCGGCGTCACGAGACGCATACCGGATGGCGCGGTCAAAATCTACATCATCCAGGGTGGGATACCGCATATCCCCGATAACCTCGATCACTGGGGCCTTGGATGCCACACTCAATTTCTTCCATCTCTCCCGAGGATCGACCAGTTCGCCATCCTTGAGTGTTTTGCCCGATTCAACATCGACAATAATCCGGGTAACGAGTTTAGTGACGCCCTGCGATTTCTTGATACGATATTTGCCATTCTCGCGGATGGTTTCGGGCTCGGGGTCGGGCCAAGCGTGAACGAACGAAGACTCAGGGACTGGATCGGGGAGTGTATCGGCCTCGATATCGCTCTTTTTCTTTCGTTTCTTCTTAGGTGGTTTAGCTTGCACCTCGACCAACGGCGCGTCCTCGGCGCCCAACACCCTATAAAGGTAGTCCATGGCGATCTGGTGACCGACGTCGCCGATGATCTCGCCATAATCGTCCTGCAACATCATGGCGTGGCGGTAGCATGCCGCTTTAAGGCCCTGCGGCTCCACATTGAGCAGGTAGGCCAATATCATGGTGTCGATAAAACGAAAGTGTTCGGTAACCAGATCCAAGCCGGCGGCGCGCAATACCGGCAGATCGTGGAGAGAATGATGGAGGGATACGGTGATATGTCTCTTGTTGTACCGTAGCCACTCGATAAACACAGTCATCGCGTGCTTATCGCGAGCCATCACCGTGTAGCCAGTGCCAGGCTTCGTGGACAATTGTATCGACCATGGGGACTCGACTGAGCCCTCGGTATCGATTCCGACAAAGCATGATCGACGTAGACTAGGCAGAAGTTCGCGGCAATTATCGAGGGTGAGCACACGATAATCGACATCATCGCCAATCTCGTCGACCCGTGGTTCTATTTCCCCGTCGAGTAATTGACCGAGCCGGAGAAAATCGTCCAGTACTCGGCCAGCGGCGTCCGGCTGATGTACGACCGTTGCGGGATGCAAAATTGGTATCACCGTCCAACCTTGATCACGGTATAATTCGTCCCCAAATATCGATGAAACATGGATGGGGACGCCGTGACATTTTTCCATCTCGGGATCGCGGAGTAATACATGCTGCACGGCATAGCCGCCGACTAAACCGATAACGTCGGGGTCATGGGAGATGATTTCGTCGACAAGTTCGGCGTGATCACGACTGATTTCCTCGGCTGTAGGCTTGGAATAATCAGTAAATTCCTTCACCAAATTTGTCACGTAGATCGACTGGCGATCAATGTTGGCTGCGTTCAGGAAGATTGATAAATACTGACCTGATATCCCAATGAATGGTTTTCCCCGGTGCGCCTCTTGTGATCCCGGCTTCTCGCCGATCAACAAACATCGGACTTTGCCATCCGGTCCTTCCCCCGGTACGCGGAGATTACGTTGCGTAAACGGTGTGGCCCGGCGGAACTGGGAACGATCGAAATGGGTAGCGGGCATACAGTATCGGTATCAGCCGGGTAGTCTCGTGCCCTGTCCATCCTGCCATCGCTTGATCGCCGCATAATGCTCCTCGGCGCGCTGTATCTTGGCTGCCGTTACGCCTTGTGCGCTGGCTGCCGATATCCAAGCCCGAATCAACGCCAATGTGAACGGATCTGTCGCGCGTAAACAAAATGGGTCAGGCTCGACCGACTGTTGATAAGCCTGATGGCCACCGTGATGATTGAGCGGCAGCCCGCATTTGACCCCTTGTGAATTCTCGTGTTCGCAACCCTGAGCCATCTATCGCTCCGTGAACTGCTGATAGTCTCGGCGCTTGGATACCTCGTTGAACTTGGTTTGCAGCCTGTGCGACGTGCGCTCATTCAACAGTGACATGAACAGGTCACAATAGGTCATGACGTCGGCGAGTTCGTCCAGGATCTCTTCTCGTCGGTCTTCGAGAGTGAAGTCCCCGCGCATGACCTTCTTGACGAGGTTACACATCTCTCCGGCTTCCCCGGCGATACCGACGGCTAGAAACTCCGGGGTCATGCACTGCTTGGGGAACGCCGCTCTGGAGCGCTCCTCGTTGCGTGACTGGAACTCGTTGAACGTCAAATCATACGTTGGGTATCCCATATCGTGGTCCTCCTTAAAAGGCTCCTGCTAACCGTCTCGCCTCGTCCGACAAATTATCCGTAAACCACGGCCTCCCCGGCCACTCATCACCACTCACATCAATCCGATCCCACTCTATCGGGCAGTCCATCAAGGCATCCACGAGTCGATCGGCTTCGTCCGTGGTCAAGGGGATCATGTTGAGCGCACGGCCTGTACCGATATGTGTCAGGCTGTAGTATTCGCGGTCGGATTTCGCGGGCGTGCCGTGCCAGCGGATCTTGGCTACACCGGGAATCCGAGTTGAGATGGAGTCGTACACTGTACGGTGGGCGCGGATTCCGTCGCGTTCAACCAAGATAGTGATAGACATAATTATTTGTTCTCGAAGTGGGCTTCAATATCTTCCAACTCACACGGCACCGTCAAATCTCTGAACGTGCAATGCTCCGTCGCATCGTAGAATGCGTATCCAGCGCGGTTGATTGATCGTTCCAGATTGATCCAATGTTGACGATCATCGACTTCGATGAAAAAGTTTACGATCATGGATTATTGCCCCCTGCTCCCGTTCAACCCGTGAATGATATTGAATATCTTCTTGGCTGTCTCTTTCCCCAGTCCATCGACTTGCCGCCAGTCCTTCTCGGTCGCGGTCACCATCGACTCCAAGGTCTTGAACCGGGCAGCCACAGCCGCGCTACGTATCTCGGCAATTCCTGGAAGTTGCGCCGCCACTCTACGCGCAAGCGTCGGTCTAACCAGCAAGGCAGCATCAGGGAAAAGCTGTTTGGTGCCTTGAATAACTTTATGTGATTTATGCGTCTCTCGGCTAAACCAGTTGCTCGCCATCTTCAACCACATCGCGGCATGCTCGTAATCAGGTTCCTGATGGATTCGAATCCCACCGCATATCGCCATCGTCATTAACCACGACTCGACGTCTCGCCAGAACACTGTACGTTGACGCCCGCACGATTCCGACCAATATTGTCCACCTCCTCGGCCTTCCTTGCGGTATTCGAGAACGCCGTCACGACCGCGAGGACGATATTCATCGACGATCAACAGCCAAACGTGATCGTAGCTGGCCAGTAATCCGGGGAGTTGATGGCCAGCAAATCGGCCAGACTGAATACACGCAATGATGTCTTCAATGGATTTAACTTCGATGCCTACTGACACGGGGTCGCCATTCGCTCC